CGTCTCTAAGTTGCACGCAAAGAACACTAGTTCAGCTAATGCAGGTGATTTCAAAGATTATGATGCAAAGGCACAGCCTGCTGTACAGTGGGCTGCCCTGGACATAATTAATGAGTGGTACGACGACGAGTTCTCAGAAATTAGAGAAATGATGTGGCTAGAGATAGTTAATTCCTGGCATGTGTTCAACTATGAAGTAGTTGAATGGATAGCTGGGATGCCCTCAGGGAATCCTCTAACTACATTGATTAACTGTTTGGTCAACAAGCTACTTATGCGTAAGTGCTGGAGACTCTTAGAAATTGTTATACCTTTCTCTGTAGCTGTGTACTTGATAGTCATGGGAGATGACAACGTGTTTTCCGTGATACCAGAGTGTGCAGACCTCTTCAATGAGTATACCATAATGGAACCGATGAAGCGGTTAGGTTATACTTATACGACAGAGACGAAAACCCTACTGACGTCCTATATACCAAGACCTTTAGAGGAACTGGAATTCCTGAAGAGGGGTTTCTATTTCAATAAGGACCTGAACAGATATGTGGGTCCTCTCCGTCTCAATAAGGTGCTCAATATGCCTTACTGGACAAAAGACCATGATGTGCCGATACTCAAGTCAAAGATCCAAGAATGTCTGATAGAACTAGCTTCTGCAGGTAGAGATACCTACGACACCTATTCCAAAGTCATTCTGAAAGGATTCGAGGCCGAATATGGTACCAGGTACGGTTGGTTCGAACATGCTACTTACTCAGCATGTCTAAAGAGACTGATGTAAGTTATACCGTCTGGGAAGACGTTAAACATCCAGCTGGAGGCAGCTTAAAATACCTGAGTGCAAAATGAAACTTTGTACTCACAGGAAGGAACTTGCTTTTATATCCCACCTGACTACAGAAACATGTTTAGTGCAGCAACTGCACTGATTCGAACAGGGTTAATCACCCTCTCGTCTTAAACTAGATTCCTGAAAACGATAACATAAAGGAGGAAGGTGTTCAGCCTCGAAAAACTGAACAGGGCAACCCAACAGCCCAGATAGTTGGTACAACACAAATTGTGGACGACGAAACAGGAGTGCATAACGATGAGCAGTACGAGAGGACTTTAGGTCCTGTCTACACTATGCCCGGAAATTATAATTCTTCTGCTTTCCTTTCTGAATATCTTGCTCGACCTGTAAGGGTTGCAGCAGGTGTTCTACAAGCC